AGCCATCGTACCTTTTGGGGAACCAGATACCGATGCATATGTCGCTGCCGGAGACCTTGGCGGATGGATCGAATCCGAAGACAACCTCAGCCAGGAAGGAAACTGCTGGGTATATGACGATGCCGTAGTGTACGGGAACGCCTCAGTACGAGGAGACGCCAACGTGTACGGCGAATCTGAGCTGAGAGACAATGCCCAGGTATATGACACCGCCAACGTCGACCGCACAAAGGTGTCTGGTGACGCAAAGATATACGGAAATGCCTGGGTGTACGGGTTTGACGACGCCATCGGCGTTCAGGTGGTCCGTCGAAAGGGAGAAGGACCCGAGAACGACGAATATGACGATGGTTTGAACGACGACCATGAACCAGATTATCACATGCCAGTCATATGCGACAGCGCCGAGGTATATGGAGATACCGAAGTGAGTGGAAGATGCGAGATATCCGGGAACGCCAAGCTCCACGGAGACTTCATGGTTCCTGAACAGGACATCTCCGGCGACGTGGAACTGACATCCGACGAAGATCTTGACAGGTACAACCTCACGCACTAATCACAATCCATAGGAGAACGTCATGAAGAAATCAGAAGAAAAATTCCTTGAAGCCCTTGAAAAGGTCGGTCTGTCTAGATCTCTCTGCGAAAGCATCAACGACATCAGAAAGGCGGTTTTCGAGAACGAAGAAGAATCCACCGGTGACATTCGCGACTTTCTGGCTAAAAAGGCAGAAGAAGATGAAGACAAGGAATTCGAAGAAAACTTGATACACAATCGGTTTTCAAACGATCACGACGTATTTGTCAAACCACGGAAATCCGAGAAAAAGATCCCAGTCAAGAAGGACACAGGGGAAAAGTGGGAAAAGAGAGTCGAACTGGAAGATCCATACGACCTAAACTGGCGCGGAAAGAAGGTCAAGATCGTTCACGGAAGAGACAAAGGCTCCATAGGCGTCATCGACAGGGTTCACAATAGCAAACTCTACATCGACACCGACAAGTATTTCGACCTCGAAAAGGATCCGTGGGAAGTGCTGGCGAAGTCAGAATAGTTCGCGGAGAACATTGACGAAAAAGACCGGTTCACCGCCGGTCTTTTTCCTATCTAAAGAAAACGGAATTCATCTTTCCTTGAACAAACCTCAATATAGGCAGTTCGCTCGTAGCTTTTCTACGAACATCTTGTGCATACGGTATGAACGGTTGTGTTATGGAGTCTATACGTATGGTCTCGTATCCGCTCTCGTTCCCGTAGACGCTCACCGGCGAGATACCCATTGAACGAAGTATGACGGCATAGAACTCATCGTCTGCGTTCGTCGCTATTATGTCGTCGTCGAATATTGCCGTTGCCAAGTATATGAACTTCCCGAATATCGCCGGAGGATAAAGCGTGCCACATCCACCCTGTATGCGGTATCCACCGACCTTCCACACGAACACCGTGTTCACAGTTCCGTTGATCGAATATCCGCGCATCAGGTCATCGCACATGGAGAACGAATACACACAATCGTCGTCGCACGTTATTATCGGGAGATGCAATCCGTTGTCCATGCAATACTTTATCGTCGGCAGCAGCTTCTTGAACATCCGTATGTTCCGCTTCACCCACAAAATTTCAACTAGTTTGTATTTGTTCAACAGCATTATGCTCTTCGGAACGACCTTGTTTGGAAACTCGTCAGTCGACAAGACGAGAATTATCCTGTAGTCGTTTCCCTGCTTGAGCAAGCTGTATATGGTCACGTATGCCAGGTTTATCCTCTTCGCCCATGTCGTCAACGTTATTATGGCTTTTGGCGTATCGGATCTGGAATACTTCGACAGAGCGGCCGACATGTCTTCCTTGTTGTCATGCCTTGCAATCAACGACATGAATTCGTCCGCATCCGCCTTGGCGTCGGTGAAACTGGAGTACACTGGATGCCTGTAATTTATCGGCATCAGCGCTTCCTCCCGAACAGCGAACGGAAGAACCCACCGTTTTTCGGACGCTCGGTTGCGTCCTTCCACTTTCTCACGACCGAGTTGGACATCTTTATGTACTTGCCGCTTTCTATGAGATCCCTCGCCGTTACGAACAGGTTTTCCGCCGGAACCTCTATCACCGCCTCGCCGAAATGGTTTGTCAGCGACGGCTCCGAAAGCACGCATCTGTTCGACGATAGCGCCTTGAAAATTCTAACCTGTTCCTGGAACGCCGTTCGATACGCGTGTATGTTCAGTATTATCTTCGATCTGCGGATGTATTCGTCGAGCGCCTCTCCGTATATGCCGGAGAGCATGACCATCTTGAGTCCGCTCGTATTGCATGAGTTCATCAACTTGACGAGCTTCATGTTTCTTTCTTCGGTTATCGCTCCGTAGAACAGCAGATCTATGTCGCACTCGTCCTTTCCAATGATCGGTCCGCACGCGGATATCGCCTTTGTCGGTATCATCGGCATCAGCTTCGCCTTTATGCCGTGAGAGGCTAGGAAGCGTATGTTCTCTGCGTCGTAGTCCCACACTTCGTCGCAGTCGCGCAATATCATCACGGCGTCCGTCGATATCTTGAACACCGGCAGCTGCTCCAGCTGGTATACGATTATTCGATGGTCCGGATGCCTGTTTTTTATCGTGAGGAACTCGTCGTATGTAAACAACTGGTAACACAGTATGAAGGCTGAATACTGCTCTGTCTCGGCAAAATGCTCGTAAAGCATCTGTCTCACGTCTTCACAAACGTTCGTTTTCGAATAAACTACCATTTCGAGAAATAATATAGGTTATTTTTCGTCGCAGAGCGCATCCAGGTCGAAATCGTCCTCGAACCCGATGTCAGCCGTCATTCTGGCCCGCGTGTCCATCATGGTTGGATATACCCGGTATTTCGCAACCACTTCCAAATAGGGGAATATGTCGCGGAAAACCGTGTTTATCGGCTTGTACGCCTTTATTGCCTGTACGACCCGCTGCTTGTCACCGTGCAGGAACTGGATGTCCTGACCACCGCCTATATCCACTCTTACGTCGAAATACGGCGTCGGTATGTATTCGGTGACGTTTCCGTTCTCGGCGTCGGCTTCCAGCCGTGTTTTCACGTCGTATTCCCGGATGAACTCATCATACGGGTTCTCGTTTTCGGTCCATAGCTTCACGACATCCGCCACGACACCGAACAGAAGCATCAGAGCCTTCACACCGGACTCGGTGCTCTTGAGCATGTGGTAGTGCGGCAACGTCTGCAAGAACCGCCTGGTGGCGCGTTCCTGCTGTTCCTTGGTCGTGTAATACGGGCTTTCCCGTATGTCGTCCCAGATGCACGTGATGTCGTAGCCCATGTACTTCGCCAGATACGATATCACGTCGAAGTCTATGATGTCCGGGTCCTTCAGATAGGCGATGCGCTCTATCCGTTCCAGTATCGGGTATCCGTGGTCGGAGATGCCGATGAACCCGGCTCGTTCCTCGTCCGGCACGACGCTGTTCAGGTCGTACTTGGTGTCGTAGTACTCGTGGTAGGACTTCATCGTGTCGATGTGGTCCAGCTTCTTGTACCGGAAAGAGTGGTTGCCGATGTTCTCGTAATCGCATACATAGCAGGGGAGTCTATCGGCCTTGTCTTCTATTTCCTTCAAAACGGTTTCGTAGTCTAGCGTTCTGTACTTATTTCTGGACACGACTTCATATTCGTCTTCGTACAACGATTCAGTTTCGTCCGAGACCACGGTGATGGAGGTTATCTTTGCGGCGAACTTCCGTTCCATGCGTTCCCATTCGTCATATCTGTTCACTTTCCACAGGCCGTTTTCACCCGTGACGCACTGGTCCATCAGCATGACGAGATCGTTTTCCTTGAACCTCACGATCGTCCCGTCATGCTTCTTGAATTCATACGCGGCTCTCAGACTGGACACGTTGTCCTTGCAGGAATTCTCCTGTATGACATGCCCCTTTGCGCAGCGGAGGTTCGGGCGATACGGGTCTCTCACGGTGCCCTGTATGCTGAACATTGTTTCGGAGTCCACCTTTTCGACGACATGTTCGCCGAACATGGGAGAGTCGCCGATTATTATAACGCTGTCTCCAACGGAGAACCCGTGCGGATCGTCCGTTATGACTCGTATGAACCCTTCGTCGTACACGGCCGACTTGACTCGGTTCCCGTAGTAGCTGGACCCATAATTGGACACGGCCTGCCAGTCGACGCCTTCCACGATGTACTTGTACCAGCCCATGCACTTCATTATGCCGCTTCTCTGCACGCTCTTGACTGTGCTGTCGAACGCGGGAACGTTGAAGTATACCGCGCCGTTCTCGGGAGCAGGGTACGAAAGAACTTCGAACTTCCCGTTGAACCCGTCTACGAGGCAGTCCTCGATGTTTATCTTCTCGCCTGGCATTATACCGTGCTTGGAGTCGTAGAGTTCCGCACACGCGATCTCGTCGGAATACATGTAGATGTTCTTTATCGTGTAGTTGACGCCCTCGGCGATTCCAGGATTGGCTTCGTTTTCCTCGAACAGATTGCGCTGCGAGTACAGAACGAAAGAATCCTGCACGCGATCGAGATCGTATACCTTCCATTCCCCGTCTCCGACGATGTACATGGTTCCACCGGCTTCGTTGTCCGGATCGACCATCATCACGAAGTCGCCGCTTTTCGGCGAATACTCTACATACGCGGCGTCTTCCTTGGTGACGGACGTGACGCCGTTCGGAGCGTTCACGACCAGGACGTTGTTTTCCCTGTCGGCTTCGACGATCTCGTACACACCGTTTTCGAGTTCTGGCACCCCGGTAAATCCTATTTCATCACCAACTGAAAGACCGTTGTACGTTCCGGTTGTCACGGTCACGAGTCCGGAACTTATGCTCACGGAGTGTATGGAGCTTCTCGCGACGTTTCTGTATTCGACTGTTCCGGAAGAATAGTTGAACTCGTTTCCCTCCAGTATGTCATACGAGAACGTTCTTGGGTCGACGACATTTATCACGTGGACGCCGGACGCATCTTCGTTTTCGCACGACACGTCCACGAACATACCGTCTACGAGATTATGGACTTCCACCGTTCTCAGAGTGACATGCCCGTCGTCGCACGATATGCGGTCGATGTTCATCTTTACGGTCAGATTCACTCCGCTGGTGATCATCTTGGACCCAGTGAACACGTCGGCGACTCCCTTTGCGGTGCGGTTCACGATATCGAACTCGGTGTTGCCAGGATAAAGCTCTATGTAACCATGTCTGGTCGTGTCGTTGACGTCCGCGAACGAAGGGTTGGTCACGAACTCCCGGTCCTTGGTGTTGTATATCAGCCCGACCTGCTTTTCCTTTTGTATATACAGGTTGTCAGATATGTGGTCCTTTATGTCGTTTGCGTAGTCGATCGTCTCGCCGTAGTCCAGAGACTTGAGACGGTACATGCCGAACATGTACGGATTCGTCTCGGAGACGTATTTTGGAACGACGAGACCGGAGTCCACCTTCTGGAACATGTCCACATCTCTTGTCGGGTCGAGCGTTTTGCCTATGGATCCGTTTATGACGGAGTACACTGAATACGAACTGCCTGTCGTCCCGTCGTTCACGGCATACCGTTCCCCGACGTATACGTTCTTAATGGATTCATCCCAATGCCGTATGCCAGTTCCATAACCTATGGTTATTGTCTGGTCGCCGGTAACGTCGTATGCGAGACCTTCGCTAAGCAGGTCTCCGTAATACCTTTCCATTCCGATGTTTCCAGTTTCCATCGGTGTCTCGACATCCACTTCATCTATGACGCCACGACCCCACACCTCGTCCTTGTATATGCGGATCGCGACGATGCCACTGGCTTCGTCGGAGAATGTCACGTTGCGGAGTGTTACCGTGTTTTCGTCCGCGTTCACGGAGTCTACCACGAACACGTTTCCATCGGAGTATCCGTTAGGCGCATGGGAGCCGTCGTCCGCCGCCTCCATTGACACCTTGACGCCCTGCTTGAGACCGGTCACGTCGTTCAACTCGATCGTGCCGGTTCCGACCTCGGTGGATACGATGTACTTGTCGATCTTTGTCAGTTGCGCTGTGCTCTCTTCCGTGGACGATACCACTACTCCGTCAAGTCGTATGGACACCTTCGCATCGGATCCGTCTTCTTTAGCAGCGGCGGATATGTCCACTATCCTGTATATCTCTCCGTATTCTAGCGGGTTAGGCAGGTTGTCGTTTCCCTTGAAGTACACGTAATCACCGGTCGAAAGTCCGCTTTCGCGTATTTCCTTCTTGGCGGATTCGACGCTGTCCATGCTTATTGACAGCGACCCGGATCTAGCATCGACGTCCTTGGAGAAATCTATCTTCATTCCACGGTCCGGATTTGCCACGGATATGCGTATGATCTGGTCTCCGACAGATACTTCGTCGTCGCCCGCAATCAGCTTGTATGGAACGCACAGGCGGTTGGCGTTTTTGGAAACACCTTTTCTCGTGTAGAAGAGATGGACAGAGAGAACGTCCGCGTCCTTTACGATGTCGGTGTCGTTCCATTCGCAGCAGAACTCCATGTCCGAAACGACTTTCGACACGACGTATTCCTTCTCGCGGCCCTTTATGTAGAACCGTTCACCGACACAGAAGTTGTGTGGAACAGCGCTCTTGAACGTCATTATTCCGTGGTCGTACGAGCACTTCGTCTGTATGGTGTCGACGACGCCGTCGGATGGATCGGAATACGCCGCCTTGTCCTTTATGTAGTCGACGCTCTTTCCTTCAAGATCTCTGAAGTAGAACATCGAACCGCCCTCGGTGTCTCCGTTCCATTCGAAGTCAGCGCACCCGTCGATGAATTCGATGGCGTACTTGGACGAATACTTCCTGGAGTCGGGAACGTCTATCGTGTCGTAATAGTCTATCAGAGAATTGGAGTCTTCGTCTCCGGAAAGCGCGACCGACTGGGCCGACGGAACACTCTCTATACCGCTTATCCTTGCGTCGAAGAACACTTCGTAATACACCGCGTTCCCGTCCGTGTACCCTCTCCGTACGCCGATGGACGAAACATCCGAGATCATGAACTGCAGCATGCGCGGAACATACCCGCTGTTGTCGAAGTAGAAGTACGTGTTGGGTGTTTCCGTGAACGGGTCCTGCGAAGACGAGAAAGCGGACTTGGTCAGCGTGTTTCCGACCTCGTCGTAGATGTACGTTCCGCTGTTGCCCTCTTCCCCAGGCTCGGTGAACTCTATGTAGAACAAGTCGCCGTTCAGCTTCGTGTTCGACATTATCACCGAAGGTGAAAGATTTTCGAGTCGGCCTCCATACACTATCTTTTCCCTTATGACCGGCGCCTCTGGATGATACCTGTTGCCCTGCGGTTTCGACAGCAGAATCACCGGAACTGAGTACTCTTCCGCGCTGGAGAACAATCTGCGAAGCTTCTCGGCCCTGCGCTCGGTTTCGCCCAGCGTGGCGTCGGTCGCGACAAACTTGAACGAAAACGTGTCGACCGTCGTCGTGTTCCTGTACGCGTTGTTCAGGTAGTCGGAGAACACCTGGAGAAGCTCGATGATGTCTCCCTCGCTTCTCATGAACTCGGGAACGTACGACACGTAGTCGAGGAAATACCCGGTTCCCTTGGTGTTGTGTATTGTCCTGGTAAAGGTTGCCATCTACTTCTCCTAGGACGACAGCGAGTTGTCGGTCTGCACCTTCACGCTTATGTCGGAGGCGTCTATCCGGAACTGGCAGATTTCGTTTTCACCCGTGTACTTGGATATGTTCCCGTTTTCGTCTATCATGTTGTACGCCGAGCGGTACTTCAGCACGTTTCTCACAAGCTTTATGTACTCGATCGCGTAGATCAGGTAGTTGTACAGGTAGTTGGAGGAATCTTCCGAGAGGTTCCGGATGACGGTGGTGTCCTTGAACGACAGAGAGCGGTCGTCCATGTCCCATCCCTTCACGGCGTCTATTAGAGCATACAGCGCGGAGCTTCTGGTGGAGCTGCCCGTCAGAAGCTCTTCTCTGTACGCGTTGTAGATCGGCGTGTATATGTTGCGCATGACGCGGTCCCATATGAACGCGACGAAGTTGTTTATGTCGCACTCGCGCACGCTTTCCTTCGGAAGAGTCGTCCCGTTTGACGCCTGTATGTACGTCCTGTAGTATCCGAGTATGGCGTCCTTCGTTTCGGTCTGGTCACCAACGTCGAGCATGAATACGTTGTCGGACGACACAGATTCACCGCCGTCGGCGTTTCCGTACACGTAGTCGAACGTGAGCTTGGTCGAGAACCCGTCCATGTTGATGTAGTTCTGCTCAATGAACTCGGCCGTGTCGTTGCCGAGCCACGTTAGATTGGCGAGGCTCAGATTGGAGTAGTCGTTTTCCTTCGGAGCTATCTTCAGATCGACGCCCATCACTTCCGGCATCTTCTGTATTATGCTGGCCAGCCTGGACTTGAACACAGGAGTCGCAAAGTCCGTGTTGTCGGTGAGATACTCGTAGATTCCGTTCTTGATGCGGGTCTTGATGTCGTTGAAGTTCTGCCCCTTGTAGAGGGTAACGTCCACCTTGGTCGTGAACTCGTGGACGACCGGAGGAGTGTACACGTGATATCCGCCACCAAGAGTGACGTATCCGCGGCGATTCAGCATCTTGTCGATTATCTCGAGTTCGGATCCGGTCTCGATGAAATCGGATGGAGCCAGCTGCGCGGTGAACACGCTGCTCGGAAGAGTCGCCGATATGTCGGATTCCCCTGCGCTTACGAACTTCTTCACGAATATGCCCGGATCGATGGCGTTCCCCTCCGAGTCCGTTATCTTTACACCGGACTTCTCTATCGACCCGACGATATCGTCAAACGCCTTGACGTTCACATACGAGTCGTGGGCTTCCTTCAGCTCCTGGTAGTCGTACTGCCAGGCGTACACGAGTCCGTTCACCTTGTATCCAGAGATGTGGTATTCGCTCGCGTCGATCGGATAATACGTGTTGTCCTTCTTGCGATACAGGTCGCGCACCATCGAATAGCGCACCATGTTGCAATACTTGACCTGCCGAGGATATTCGTTGTCGGCGAGTCCCCTGGCGATGCAGGCGATACGATGGAGCAGCTCTTCTCCGAACGCGGTGGCATACTTTGCCCCGCTGTATCTCTTGAGGAACACGATGTACGACTCTCTGGTGCAGAGCGAGTCCATCGTCGCATACACCTTCGGTGCGTTCTGCTTTATGGACTCGTTTGACTCGATGTTCTGGCCGCCGCGGATGTCGGTCAGCAGGCCGATGTTGAGATCGTTGATGTTTATGTCGCTTTCGGACCCATCTTCCTGGGTTATCAGTATACCGTTGCTGGACGGTTCGAGGGTCTTCCCCGCGACATTGAGGCGGTTGCCGTTTTCCCCGTTTGTGGAGAAGTACTTTATCGTAACGGTTCCGTATGGGATCGCGGCGTTGATGCCGTCGCCGAAATTGAGGCGGATGTTGCCGTCGTTGGCTGTTTCAAGGAGAACGGTGTAGTTGTTGGACTTGTTGTTTCCATTGACGAAAGCGTCTATGTCGCTCTCACCGTTGTCGTTCGCCGGGTCGTAGAAACCGCGTCTAGAGACTCTCCAATAGATCTTTCCGTCTACGGAGTCTTCAGGATTAAAACCATCCACAAGGGACGCATCCGATGACACGGTTGTGTAACGTGTCGCGCGCTTGGCGAACGTGTCGTCCTCGCTGTAATTGGGATCGCCATCGCCGAAGTAGTCGGAGAACGTGCGGTT